CGGTTCATCTGCCACGACACCTAACATCTTCAAGCGTCAAGGTACTAGTGGGACTTCCGCTGTCCTTGGCTTGAACAATACAGGTACCGAAGGAGAGATCCTCGACTTCCGCTATGACGGGGTTGTTAGAGGCTCTATCGGCACTCGTAATGGTGGATCGGCTCTGGTCATCCACTCACACAAGGTAGGCACCGCTGGCGTTGGTCTCCACATGGCAGGGGCAGAAATTGAGCCTTGCACCCAATCAGGTACTCGTAACGACAACACTAAAGACTTCGGAAGCACGACGTACCGATGGAACGACATCTACGCAGGGAACGGAGTAACTACAACGTCTGACGCTAACGAGAAGCAAGACATCGAAGCGCTTACAGACGCAGAGCAACGCGTAGCTGTAGCGTGTAAGGGATTGCTCCGCAAGTTCCGATGGAAACATGCTGTAGAGGAGAAGGGTGACGATGCTCGTATCCACTTCGGTATCCTGGCGCAGGACTTAGAGGCAGCATTTACAGAAGAAGGCTTAGACGCTGGCCGCTACGGCATGTTTATGAGTTCTACTTGGACCGACGAAGAGACAGGAGAGGAGCGAACACGTTTAGGTGTGCGCTACAGTGAACTCCTAGCCTTCATCATCTCAGCTATCTAAGGGGATAATATGCAGTTTACTTTAATCAGAGGGAAAGAGACAGGCGTAGCAGGAGCTGGCTAATGGCGACGATTCTCTCCTCAGCAGTAACTATACCGGCTAATTACATAGCGCAGGGCTATGTATCGGATGGTAACTCATATGCAGAAGAGGGCTACGTAGAGGACCTGCGGCCGCCTACTTCAACTATTTTTATCGGTTCAACCTTTATCTCGGTTAAAATATGGGATGACGTTGACGAGCCTGTTGATACATGGACAGACATTGCGCCGCCAGAGCAGATATGGGCGGCGCAACAGGGCTCTTCATTGACGTGGAGTGACACTAACGGCTCACTGCCGTCAGGGGGCTGGACTAAAATTTACACCACAGAAAATCCATTTGGGTAATTAGACATGGCAGATACTACAACGACAACTTACTCTCTAACGAAGCCAGAGGTCGGCGCTTCAGAAAACAGTTGGGGAACTAAGATAAACACAAACCTTGACTCTATAGATAATCTTCTGGACGGGACAACGGCTATACAGCCCAACTTAACAGAGGGCTCGTGGAAAGTTGGGGGCGTTGCTGTCACATCCACAGCTGCCGAGCTAAACATCCTTGACGGCGCTACAGTTACCGCAAGCGAGCTAAACGTGCTTGCCGGGGTTACCTCTACCGCAACGGAGTTAAACCTCTTAGACGGCGTTACATCGACCACAGCAGAGCTTAATATTTTAAGTGGCGTAACGGCCACGGCTGCTGAAATAAACGTGTTAGACGGCTCACTAGCGACCACAGGGAACTTAAATAAACTTAATGCGATAAGCTCTAGCGCCGCAGAGTTAAATTTATTAGACGGCTCCGTTTCTGGGACTGTCGTAAACGACAAGGCGGTTGTTTATAGCGCAGCCGGCGAAGTCAAAGCAACCACACTGTCGATTGGCGACTGGGTTATCAAGGTCGATACAAATGAGCTCGTGTTTGTATACAACAGCACGGAGGTGTTTAAGGTCGGCACAAACGGAGCAGTAACATCAGCTAACGACGTAACCGCATTTGGTACTATCTAATGGCCCTCGCAAGTAGTGGTGCCTTATCTCTCAGCGAAATCCAGACGGAGTTTGGTGGCTCTAATCCTATTGCTATATCTGAGTATTACTCAGCAGCAACCGGAGTGCCTGCCTCGGGCGAGATCGCCATTACTGACTTCTATGGTACGTCTGCCGCAACCGTCGCAATCGATAACGGCGCGCTGTCTGATGTCAGTTTTGGTACTACATCGTCAGCGACATTTAGGTTAAACACCAATGGCACCATTACGGCGACAGGCAACACGACGAGTTACAGCGATACAAATTGGTTTGAACCTACCACATCGAGCATCGGATCAGACTACAAAGTTCAGGTTACAGCCACGGGCGATACATCGTCGCTTACTGGCACGTTAAATCAGTACACAACCATATCATCTGCGCAGTCATGGACGCTGACTACGCCTAACATAACGAAATCCGTGACCCTTTCTGTGACGGTGCAGGACGTTGCAACCAGCACAGTACAAGGCGACACGGCAACAATCACTATTACGGTAGACGGTGGTCTGTAATGGCATTTGAAGCTCTCGATATACAGCCGGGTGTATTCCGCCACGGAACTGACTTAGAAGGCGCAGGGCGATGGCGTGACGTTAACCTTGTCCGCTGGCGCAGTGGATCACTACAGCCTATTGGCGGCTGGCAGGAGCGCACAAAGACAGGTGACACATTAGATAAGCCCGCAAGAGGCTCCCTTGGCTGGATTGATAATTCTTTTGACACAAATATAGCTGTGGGCACTTATCAGAAGTTATTCCACATTAGCGCCTCTGGGGCCGTTAGTGACATTACCCCAGCAGGCTTTACTACAGGCAATCAAAACGCGGCAATTAATATTGGTTACGGCGGCAATTTCTACGGAACTGGATATTACGGTACTCAGCGCGAATCTAACGGAGTCTACGAAGAGGCAACAACATGGGCCTTAGACACATGGGGCGAGTATTTAGTTGCGTGTTCAGTAGATGACGGAAAGCTTTATGAATGGCAACTAAACTCATCGACTGCTGCCGCAGTAATAGCTAATGCACCAATTAATAATCTTGCGCTTGTAACGACAGGAGAGCGATTTCTTTTCGCCTTGGGTGCTGGCGGCAACCCCAGGAAGGTTCAGTGGTGCGACAAAGAAAACAACACCGCATGGACGCCTCTGAGCACAAACGAAGCTGGTGATTTTGAGCTATCTACAAACGGCGAGATATTAAGTGGCCACAAGTTGCGTGGGAAAACATTGATCCTGACGACAACAGATGCCCATACAGCCACGTACATAGGTCCTCAGTTAGTTTTCCAGTTTGAGCGTGTTGGCACATCGTGCGGTTCTATATCTCGTCATGCGTGCATTCCCAGCATGGAGGGCGCGTTCTGGATGGGGCAAAAGGGATTTTTCATATACAACGGATCTTCTGTCCAAGAAATGCCCTGTGACGTGCTCGACTACGTTTTTAACGACATTAACACTGCACAAAGGTCTAAGGTATTTGCTGTCGATAACTCTCAGTATGGCGAAGCATGGTGGTTTTATCCGTCGGGTAATTCAAACGAGAATGACCGTTACGTGGTGTACAACTACAAAGAGAACTACTGGAACATTGGAGAGCTAACAAGGACCACAGGATTTGACGCTGGAGTTTTCCGTCAGCCCATTATGTTTTGTGAGACCGGCAAAGTTTATGATCACGAGATCGGTTACTCGCATGGCGGTACAGCCCCTTATGCAGAATCAGGGCCTATCGCCTTTGGCTCAAATGTTGTTAAGGTAAACGAAATAATCCCAGACGAAAAAACGCAAGGGGAAGCAACGCTGACGTTTAAGTCTCGGTTCTACCCTAACGGAGACGAGTCTACTCACGGGCCATTTAGTATGGGCAACCCAGTAAGCGCAAGATTTTCAGGTCGGCAGATTAGGATGCGCGTGAATGGCACTGAGTTTAAAAACTGGAGGTTTGGAGTTCCTAGACTCAATATCCTGCCGGGCGGTAATAGATGAGCTCTGCACCTTCTCCATTAGGCCCAGAATGGAAGGCTTGGGGCGAGCGCATAGTCGAATACCTTAATAGGGCGCGCTCTAGGCTTGTCTTTAAGCTTTCAGGTGACAGCGCCAGTGAAAACGGCATTATATTGTGGGACAACGTAAACCAGTACCCTGTAGTAAGTTCTGGAGGCTCTTTTAAGCAGATAGTTCTCGCAGACGGGCATGGCGATTTTTCTGTAACGTCAGACTTTACTTATGCGGCAAGCGGTACGACGTACGCAATCACGTACGTTGGCGACTCTAATAATGCAGGGCTAACGCAAAACGGCTCCCAAATTGTTTTCTCAGAAACCGGCTACTACTTAGTAAGCTTCTCCGCTCAAGTCTATTCAACATCAGGTAGCACCGTAGAGTTTTCGTTTTGGCCAAGTGTTAACGGAACAAACATTTCTGGCAGCACCATTCGCACGGCCTTGCATGGCAACGGCGAAACCACGGTGGTCAGCAGGGCGGGAATATTCCATATAACCGCTAACGACTATCTAGAAGTTAAAACTGCCACAGATGACAGCACACACGGAGTATTAAAGGCATTTGCAGCTAACGGCATATCTGACGAGCCAGCATGCCCCGCAACAACGCTAACGATTATTAGGGTCCATAGGTGATATAATTGACAGATATTGTAGAAGAGCTACATAGATGCCAGTCGTGGATAGAGTCAGCGCTAGAAAGATCAGCCGGCACGCACACATTTGATGACGTTGTGCACTCTATAAGCTTAGGGACAATGCAGTTTTGGCCGGCACCAAAAGGCTGCGCAGTGACAGAGATTGTCACTTACCCTAAAAAGAAAGTTCTACATATTTTTCTGGCGGCTGGAGAGTTAGAGCAAATTATAGATATGGATAGCTCAGCAGTAGAGTTTGCTCGGATGAATGGGTGCACTGGAATGAGCATCGCCGGACGCAAAGGATGGTCCAAGGTTTTAAAAAATAGTGGTTATCGAGAAACATACACAGTTTTAGGAAAGGATATCTAATATGTCAGGCGGCAAAGGCGGTAGCCAAACATCACAAGTAACAATCCCAGACTGGGTTAAAGGCCCTGCGTCTAGAAACCTTGCGCGAGCTGAGTCATTGGCTCGGGTAGGCTACGTGCCTTACTACGGGGGCTCTGTCGCGGCTTTTACTCCTATGCAGGAGCAGGCGATGCAGTCTACTTCTGATGCCGCAGCCGCATTTGGCTTGGCACCGCAGATGGATGCAATGGCTGGAATGCCGCAGTCTCAAGACTTCAACGGGGTCCAAGGCTACGGAACAGGTCCGATGTTCGAGCAGGCATTAGCAGACCTTGCGGCTAATCAACCGGCGCAAATGGCGGCATTTAATAATCAGTTTGTAGGGCCCCGCCCTGATGGTTTGTTAGGCCAAGGAGCTTTCCCGCAAAGAGCTGGTCCAGCAGGGCCTAGAGACGGCGGCTTCTTCCCGTCAATTATGGGAGGGCAGTTCTAATGGCAGGAAATGCAATGGGGGGCGGTCAGCCTCAAGGTGCCGCAGGCGGCAATGTATTCCAGCAGGCTCA